TAGAACGACTAATATTAGATTCAAAATTAGAGCGGGAATCTTCAACCCTATCTTTAATTTTAGACTGAATATCTTCAATCTTATTCTTAAGATCTTCTATTGGTGCTTCAAATGGCATTATTATTAGAGTTTATTTTTATTTACACTGTTATCAAATGCTTTTAAATATTTTTCAATATTACATTCCATCTCTGTAAAGCCGGCTATTTTTGTCATAGCCATACTAAACTCTTCTACAGGTTTTAATATTATAGATTTTTTATTTATTGCATGAGAAGATATCTTTGTAAATCCAGTTTTAACATGAAAGTTACTGGCAACAAGATCCTTATGGATTATATCATAACATTCGGCTATTTTCATAGCGTCTCCACCAATATTCTCTTTAATATGACGTGTAGCAATTTTAGATATATCACCAAGTGAACTTCCATCTGCAATGAGAGCCTTGGCGTCATGAGCCATTTTATTTAAAGATTCTTCAGCAGACTTTACTTCAGCCGACTTCATAATGCCAACTCTATTCAAAAGATTACGGAATACCTGTCGATATTCAACCACCTCATTAAGATTACTAAGCTTTTCCCCTTCACTCTCGTCTTTATCAATATTTGGCATGATAGCGATCTCAAGTGCTGATCTATAATCAACCGGGGGTGTATTATAATCTTTCATTGCTTCCTCACTCTTTTTTGCTTTTAACGATATATCATCAAAATTTGCTATATCAAAAGTAATATTTGATTTATCAACTTCTGGATTATAAAATAACGCCAGATACACATTTTGATTAGCATGTTCACAAATTCTTTTTAAAATTTCAAGATTTTCAATACTACCATCCTGAACAAGAGAAATTAGAGACTCATTCATGTCCTTTCCAAAGATAAGATAATCTTCTGATACTCTATGTGATAGATCTTTTATTATTTCGGTAATATCTGACATTAATATCTAAACCTCGATTCAGCTCCACGCCTTATACTACCAGGTTGTTTAATTGCACCATAAGTAAGACCACCAGCTCCAATAGTCCCAATAATTGCCCCTGTACTAAGTAATGATTTTCCCGATTCTTTAAATCTTGTTCCAAATGGTACTTTCTTTTTTGATAGTAAAATCTTGCTTAAAACCTTCTTAATAAAGGCATTCTTCTCTAATTCCTTTTCAAAACAGATTAAATAATTTATGTCCATAAACTACCAAAAATTGCGTTTCTTTATTAAAATATAACATTATCTAACATCCTAAACAACTAATATGGGGTTCTGTTGCTTATAATTATACTAAAGATTATATTGTAAGTGCATAGTTAAATTGAAAGGGTGGCTTATTATGGCAGAAGAATACAATTTCCAAAAAGAACTTAAAGACAGGATTCTTAACGCTGATCCAATGAAATTTGATCGGCATGAACTTCTTGAAGACATTTTTAAGATATACGTTGCTAAGCTTTTTGAGTTTACTCTTGGAAGAAAAAGTAAGGATAGGCTCGAGGTTGATGCCATGGTAGAGGTTAAGAAAAACCTTATAAATGAGTTTAGGAATACTGAGCTTGGTGAGTATCAGAAATCTGTAGAATGGTATGAGGACATGTTCGATGAGACCGTACAAGAGATTCTTAATGATGCCGCACTTGCCCATAAGGGATCTAATATCGTTAATGTACAAAAAACGCTCCAAATAAACAAAGATGCCTATATTAATGAGGGTGGATTGTTTGTTCCAGAGCATATGAAAAAAGCTTAAGCAGCCTTATTAGATTGCCGATTTTTGCTGATAATACCAGTTCTTCTGGATGTCATCTCATTTCTATATTCAACCGGCGACATACCTTTAGTTTTATCTTGTTTTGCTGATTGTATTGACTGTTGTTGAATAACTCTAGCAGGAACTGGTGGTGAAGTTTTAGGGTTAAAAAGTTCTTTGGCTATTTTAGTAAAAGATTCAAACATAGCCTTTTTAACTCTTTCTGGTAACTTTTTAATACTTTTTGTTTTACCAGCCCATTCTTTACAATTCCAATCTGGATCATTTTTAGCAAAGCAGGCTCTTGCTTGGCTACGGCTTAAAAATGGCATTTATCCTCCTAATACATTGGGTTCATTTCACCAAGACAATCATTATCATATTCTTCTCTACCAAATGCTTCTCCATGATCGTGTTGATCATCTTCTTGTAATCCTCCGGTAAGATATCTAGATAATTCGCCTCTTAATATCATACAAGCAATTCTTGAAAACATATAAGAATGAAAGGAATCATCTGGAACATTATGGTCATATTTAGTCAATCTTGTCCTATCACTATACTCTGAATAAATACCGGTATAGTCTGACTGAAACTCTTTAAACTGCTCATACTTAAAAAAATGAACCTGAGCCCGTTTTATTTCCATAATGACATCGGTCATCATCCTGGTCCGATTCATTATGTAATGACCTTTTTCTTTATCCCATTTTATTTTCTGTCTTATGGTACCATGCTCATAGATTTCACCAAATCTATTTGCCCCAAGAGCTTTTACCATTATTGCGTTAGATGTTCTTCCATCACCAGTATCAGCTATGGTAAGTTGTGCACCAAAAGCCCTAATTATCATAAGCATGTCTTCAATTTGTTTAAGCGCCTCGGACATTCTTCCTGTGTATCTTTTCTTAAACACAATTGTAAAACCATCTATTGTCCATGCCGCAATATCCAAAGTGCTATAAGAGGTTCCAGAGGCAGTGTCCCCCTTACCCCAATCTATGCCGGCAGTTATAATACAACCAGTTAATCTTGGATTATTTGGGGCATCTTCAACTTCTATCATATTCTTTTCTTCGCAACATGCCTTTAACTCTAAAACACTCATTGGATGTTTGGCTGCGGCATAAGGAAGCGCTAGAACTTCATTAAAGTACTTTTCGGCGGAGTATATTACCCTAGTATTTATTACATTCAGTTTCCACGCTCTCTCATTTTTAACATTATTTATCCATGGGAGAACTATTTGTGGAAGTCTGTAACCATCTATCATAGCCCCAGAATTCATTTTAATCCATTGTCCATCTCTATAAAAAATGGGTTTACCACATTTATTACAAATAAGGCAAGTATCACCAATATTAAATTCATTGATATAATTCCACTTTTTACATCCTTGATGCTGACATTTTATAAGTAATTCATTCTGGGTTGACTGATCCCAATACTTCTCCATAGTGTTTTCAACAGTCTTTGGAGTTCCGGCATAAGCTCTACAGTTAAATAGATGTTCTGGAAGATTGGGGCATCTTTCAAGCATCATTGTCCATTTAGCTATTGAGTGAGACATGCACTGTTCAATTACTGGTATATGATCGCTTATAATATCCTGTAACTCATCTATCATTGTCATATCAGCTGATATTCCACGAATTGCGTCTGCAGTATGAAATGCTGAACGAAGATAAATCTTACTTCCGTTCCTTAACTCTTTATAAGAAACTTGATCTTTAGTGTGTGTATCAAAATAATGATTTTTAATAAGATCTGATCCATGTAGGGCATCATTAAGTTTATCTGAAGAGAATACTGATACCTGGTTTCCAGTTGGTGCGACGTAAAGAGCATGATAGTTTGAATATTTTACAGGGGGTAGAGCAAGTTTATACCCAAGAGTTGTTGACTTGTGGGTCTGTCTACCAAACTTTAATAATAGAGACGAGGATGGATTGTCGTAAATTGGATACAAGTGCCTCATGGATTCAGGAGGCATTTTTAGTGGTGCGCCACTCAGATTAAATATATTAGTGGCAAATACATGAGGCGTTACACTCATGGATTCATATCCCCCTTAATATCCGCCATTACTTCCGGCATATCATCGATCCTGGCTATTTTCTCTTCTTCAAATTTTAATTCAAGCTGCTCCATCTTTTCAAAAAAGTTCTCCTTCTCGTGACCTTCAGATGGAATATTTCCCTGTGCTTTTATGTAAAGATCTATCCAATGCTTAGCCATTTTAGCTTTTTGCTCTTCTACATTCCTGCGTTTTATTCTTGAATTATTAAAAACACCAATCTTATCATTTGATCCTTCTTCCTCCTCTACCTCAAGACTTTGGGTCATATTCATAGTTTCATAATACTTGAAGTAACTGTCAGTCTTTACTTTATCAAGAAAATCCTTCGGAGCGGGAACGGAAACGTCACGATAACCAATCTTCCATTTAATGTATGATGCATCATGGAAGGTGAATGGGACATCGGAGCCATCGTTACTTTCACTATCTATAAGCATTTCTGCTTCATTCCCGCTCCTTAGGTTGCGAACAATAAGGGCATTGTTTTTAAATGGTTTACAATAATGAAGAGCTTCTTTTGCTGTTAAATTCTCACAATCCCAGAAGACTTTCTTATAAAGCTCTAGGGCATCAATACTTATCTTCTTACGGTATTTGTATGATATTATTTTAGATATGGACTCCAAGTCCTCTTGATTGAATAATAGGATATTTACAATTACCATTATGTCCTTATAACCATGGACCCACATGCAATCATTACACCATTTAAAATAATCCGGTGGATCTTCTATATTGGATTTATTTCTGGATATAAAATCATAAAACTCAAAAACACCAAATTGTTTTAACCATTCCGAGTCTGCTGGAAAGATTTCTTTCTTATCGACAATCTCTTTATATTTTTCAGGTAAAATACTCTTAAGTTCAGTAAATATTTCACTTACCTCTCCATCTGCTATCTGGTATCCGAACTCACATAGTTTGTCAACTATAAAGCGAACGTCATTTCCAAATAATAAAAATGTCGTAATAAAACGCCGAAATGGCACTCTACTCATAAATGCTCCATAATGTCCCTACTACTTAATATACCACATTTTTTACTATACTGGCAAAGTAATAATTGGTATTGCTATGTTATAGA